CACACTGGACGCCTCCGGCGAGGCGGCGGCCAAAGACCAGACCATCCGCTGGCCCGTCGTGCCGGCGATTGCCGGCGGCAACATCACCCCGGCTGCCACCGGCCCGGACCCCTCGGCCACCACGCAGGGATCCGACACTATGACAATCTCGAAAAGCCGCTCGGCCAGCTTCTACTGGGAGGGCGAGGAGCAGCGCGGCCTGGCCAGCCTGTACAACACGATCCTGCGGGACCAGTTCGCCCAGGCGATGAGGACGCTGGTCAACGAGGTCGAGACTGACCTGGCGGCGCTGTATGTGGCCGCCAGCCGGGCGTATGGCACCGCCGGCACGACGCCGTTCGATAGCACCAACAAGCTGGCTTTCCTTGCTCAGCTTCTCAAGATCCTGGAGGATAACGGCGCGCCGACCGGCGACCTGCAGGTGGTGATCAACACCACGGCAGGAGCTGCGCTGCGCACGCTGACCGAGCTGTGGCAGGCCAATACCGCCGGCAGCGACTCGCTCTTGCGGCGTGGGGTGCTCCTGGACCTGATGGGGTTCGCCGTCCGCGAGAGCGCCCAGGTCAAGGCCCACACCGCGGGCACCGGGTCGGGCTACCTGGTGGACCTGACCGCCGGGTATGCAATCGGCACGAAGACCGTCCACGTGGACACCGGCACCGGCACGATGGTGGCCGGCGACATCCTGACCAACACCAAGACCGGCCGCGACACCAACAAATATGTTGTGGCCACCGGCCAGACCGGCGGCGGCGACCAGGATATCGTGTTGGCCAATCCCGGCATCCGGGTGGTGTGGGTTAACAATGACCCGGTGGCCGTGGGCGCCGCCTATGCGGCCAACCTGGCCTTCAGCCGCTCGGCGATCCAGCTCGTCATGCGCGTGCCGGCCATGCCGGAGGGCGGCGACGCGGCGGATGATGTGACCACCATCACCGACCCGGACACCGGGATCTCGTTCCAGGTGGCCATGTACCGGCAGTACCGCCGAATTGCCTATGAAGTTGGCCTGGCCTGGGGCGTCAAGGCGGTCAAGCCCGAGTCCATCGCCATCTTGCTGGGATAATCGCCTAAGCGATTAGGAGGTCCCTTTGGCCAACATCCTGACCGTGATCGAGGCGGCCAATGTGCTGCGCTGTGAGACAGACGATCCGCTGATGCAGGACACGCTGCCCCAGGTGGATGCGTATCTCGAAACCGCCAGCGGGCGGGATTGGACCGGCGACAGCACGATCCACCCGCTGGCGAAATCGGCGGCCCGCATGCTGCTGGTGAGGTGGCACGAGGATCCCGGCGGCATGGCGGCCGGCGAAGCACTGGGGTTTGGCTTGCAGGCGGCCCTGGCGCAGCTCCGGGCAGAGGCGCTGCGCTACCGCACCTTCATGGGTGTGAGCGGCCCCGGATACGTACCCCTGCCGGGGGTCAAGATCGGCGATACGGTCGGGTCGGTGACCGGCCGGGTGGGCGCTAGCGGCAGCCAGGCGGCCGCCTTCGAAACAGTCATCACCGTCGACGATTACCTCCACCAGGTCTCCGGCGCCGATCTGTCGGAGAAATGGTACACGGCGTACATCGTCCCTCCGGAGGCCGTGTGAACCTGGGCGGAAAAACCACCAACCCGGGCGAGCTGCGCACGGTAGTCGCTCTGCAGAGCCGGACCGTCTCTTCCGGGACGGGCGGCTTCCAGACGCCCACCTGGTCGACGATCGCCACGGTGTGGGCGAAGTGGACCAACGCCCACGGGCCGGAAGTCTGGGCGGCGCAGTCCATCCAGGCGGAAGCCCCGGCTACGGCGCTGATCCGCTACTACGCCGGCCTGGATCCGACCTGGGCGGTGCTCAAGGGTTCCGACCGCTACGAGATCGTCTCGGTGGACGATATCTTCGAGCGCCACGAATATATGGAGCTGAAGGTGCGCAAGATGAGGACCGGGTAATGACCGTACGGGCGCGGATAGATTTCAAAGGTCTTGAAGAATGGCTCCTTCGGCTCTCGGAAGCGGGCGCGGACGTGAATGCTTCGGCGGCGCGGGCTATCAATGCCGGGCAGGATGTGGCCCTGGCGGGCATGGTAAGGCGCGTGCCCAAGGACACGCATAACCTGGAATTGCACCTGGTCAAGACGGCGGTCCAGCAGGATGGCAATTTCGTCTATGGCGAGGTCGGCTTAATCGGTGCAGACGCCGAAACAGCTCGTTATGGCAACGCCCAGGAGTACGGCAAGGCCAACATGGCGGCGCAGCCCTACGTCCGCCCGACGATGGACGCGGATAAGCGCAAGATCCGGAAGGCAATGCGCGATTCGCTGAAGGCGGATGGGACCTTATGAGCATCTGGGAGACGGTCGAGACGGCTTTGACCGGGCTGAGCCTGGCCAAGGCGGCCAGCTTCTACCAGGCGGCCTCCGGCGCCGACCTGCCGGATGAGTTTTTGGTCTACTTCCTGATCTCCAGCCTGCCGGAGCTGCATGCGGATGACGATGAAGCCATGCGCTCGTGGAGGATGCAGATCAGCTACTACAACCGCGCCGGCCTGGCCACGCTGCCCGGCATCGATGCAGCCATGACGGCGGCCGGCTTCACCCGCGGCCCGCAGCACGAGCTGCCCTACAACACCCAGACCCGGCATTTCGGCCTGGCGCTGGAATACGTCTATCTGGACGGATAACCGTCTGCAAGGAGTAACATCATGCCAAACGCAGGAGAATATAAATCGAAAATCGGGCTGGACAGCCTGTATGTGGCCGAGGTCACCGCGGACAGCGCCAGCGCCTACACGGCCGGCACCCCGGCCTACCTGGCCCCGGCGGCCGAGGCCACGCAGGAGCCGACCACTTCCTTCGAGATCCAGTATGCCGACGATCAACCCTTCGACGTGAACGCATCGGAGGGCGACACCAAGATCGGTCTGACGGTGACCAACATCGACCTGGCCACCCTGGCGCTGATCACCGGCCGGGAATTCGACGCCGTCTCCGGGCGGATGTTCGACAATGGCGGCATCCCGCCCTATTTCGCCCTCTCGTTCCGCTCGATGAAGTCGAACGGGAGCTATCGCTATTACCAGTATCTCAAAGGCATGTTTTCGATGCCGAAAGAGGACACGGCCACCAAGGGCGAGAAGCCGGAGCCGAAGACCCTGGAGCTGACCTACACGGCGATCAAGACGGTTTATGAGTGGGACCTGGGCGCGATCACCGACAGCGTGAAGCGCATCGTCGGCGACGACGACACCATCAACTTCGACGAAACCGGCTGGTTCAGCCAGGTGCAGGTGCCGTCCGTGTCCGCTCCGGCCGCCCTGTCGCTATCGTCGAGCGTGCCTACGGATGGGGCCACGGGCATCTCGGTCTCGGCCAACCAGACCCTGACCTTCAACAACGCCCTGCCGGCCAGCGCCATCTACAACGTGGCGCTGATCCTGCCCTCGGACGGGTCAGTGGTCGCCGGCGCCATCACGCTGGACGCCACGGCAAAGATCATCACGATCAACCCGACCTCGAACCTGAGCGCCTCGACGGCCTACCTGATCGTCTACAACATGACCGACATCTACGGCCAGCACCTGTCGGGCGCGGTCAACTTCACCACGGCCTAAGCGGAGCGGCACTATGGCCCTGGGAACACCGATCCAGCTCACTTTGTACGACGAAAACGACGAGCCGCGCGAGACCTACTCGCGCGGCTTCGTGCCGTGGGGCATCCTGAAGGCGGCCATGCGGCTGCAGGGCCTGGACCAGGACAACCTGACCGAGGAAGACGTGGACCGCATCAACGCCCTGGTGACAGCCTTCTATGGCGATCGCTTCACGGTCCAGGACCTGGATGCTGGCGCCTCCTTCACGGAGGTCTTCAGCGTCCTGACGGCCATCATGAGCCGGCTGGAGGGCGACCTGCCGGGATTGGGCGGGGCAAACCCTACCCTGCCGGGGAAGCAGGGCGCCAAGAAACTGGCGCCGAAGGTTCAACCCCGGAAAACGGCTACCTGACCCTGCTCGACCTGGAGATCGCCCTGGTCAAAGCCTTCGGCTGGAGCCTGGCGGAGATCGACGCCACGAACGTCGAGAGCCTGCTGCCGTTCCTGCGGCGATTCAACGCGACCGGGGGCGAGCGCGCCGGCGCCCGGGCGCGGACGGTGTACTGCGACTCTCCAGCAGGATCATGGTTATAGACCCCATCGCAGTTGGGCGGTGGTAGTGTTCGCACGCGAACCAAAGTAGGAAGCGATGCCCGATACGAACAACGAGCTCTCTGGAAAAATCGGGGCGGATGTCACCGACTTTAAAGCGGCTATCGCCACGGCAACCCGTGAGCTGAGGCTCCTGGAGTCGGGCTTCCGCGCCTCGGCGGCCGGGCTGGGGGATTGGGCCAAAGACGCCTCCGGGCTGGAGCTGCGCATCAAGTCGCTGACCGGCCAGCTTGACATCCAGCAGGCGAAGGTAGCGGCTCTGCAGCAGGAATACCAGCGGATGGCGGCCGAGAAAGGGGCGAACAGCCGGGCGGCCCAGGATCTGCAGATCAAGCTCAACCGGGAGAACGAGACGCTGGGCAAGATGCAGGTGGAGCTCCGGCAGTCCGAGACGGCCCTGGACGGGATGGGCAAGGAGTCCGCCAGCGCGGGGAAAGCCACCGGCGACCTGGCCAGGCAGGAAGATAAGGCGGCCGGCTCGACGAAGACCCTGGGCGAGCGGATGAAGGACCTGAGCGGCAAGCTCAAGGACGCCGGGGCGGGAATCCGCAGCGTTACAGCCGGGGTGGCCAAGGCGGCGGCCGGCATCGCCGTGGGCCTGGTCGCGGCGGTGGGGGCGGCGGCGGCCGGCATCGGGGCGCTGATCCTGAAGCTGGCGGCGGCCTCCGACGAGATCGTCGAGAATGCCGAGAAGATGGGCATCTCGACCACCCAGTACCAGGAATTCAAATTCATCGCCGGGCAGACCGGCACGAGCGTGGAGGCGATCGGCAAGGCGTTCGGGCGCACCACGAAGCTGATCGGCGAGGCGACGCAGGGCAACCGGGAGGCGGCCAAAACCTTCCGGGACCTGGGCGTCTCGCTCAAAGACGCCAACGGCAAGCTGCGCTCCACGCAGGACGTCACTTTCGACCTGATCTCCGCCCTGGGGAAGATGACCGACGAAACGAAGCGGGATATCCTGGCTCAGGAGCTGTTCGGGAAATCGTTCCAGGAGCTGGCGCCGCTGATCAACCTGGGGGCGGACGGCGCGGCGGAGATGGCGGATGCGGCCCACCGGATGGGCGCAATTATGTCGGAGGAGGCGGTCGCCTCGGCGGCCGATTTGAACGATAAGCTGGGCGGGCTGAAGGACGGGATCGGGGGCCTGGTCGCCCGGCTGGCGGGGGCGTTCATCCCGCTCTTGATCCGGGTGGCCGATAAGATGCAAGCCTGGCTCTCCTCGCCGGCGGTGCAGGAAGGCATCCGGACGCTCACGCGGGCGCTGGGCATCCTGGCCGACGCCATCGGCGCGCTCGTCTCGGGCGATATCGACGACGCCATCACTCGCTTCGGCTCGTTCGGGGCGATCCTGGCCAGGCTGTTCGGGGCCTCGGATAAGGACGCCAACACCTTCGGGGCCAACATCATCCGCACGTTCAAGAGCATCGCCTCGGGCATCGGCGGGGCTTTCGCAGGCATCGGCGCAGCCCTGTCGCCCATTATCGCCTTCTTCCGGGACCAGCTCATCCCGGCGGTGGGGAAGTTCATCACCGAGCAGCTCATCCCGTTCGTGCAGCAGCACGCGCCGGAGATCAAGGGGGCGCTGATCGCGGTGGGCATCGCCCTGGCGGCCATCGGGATAGTCATCCCGGTGATCGCGGCGGTGATCGCCGCCCTCACCAGCCCGATCACGCTGATCGTGGCCGCGGTGGCCTTGCTGGGCGCAGCCTGGGCGGGCAACTGGGGCGACATCCAGGGCAAGACCGCGGCGGTGTGGGCCTGGCTCGAGCCGATCCTGAAGCAGATCTGGGAGTGGCTGCAAACCAACATCCCCAAGGCGGTCGCAGCGGTCAGCGAATGGTTCACCGGCACGCTGGTGCCGGCGCTGAAGAAGGCCGGCGATTTCATCACCACCCAGGTCATTCCGAAACTGGTGGAGATCTGGAACTGGCTGCAGACCAACGTGCCCCAGGCGATCGAAGGGCTGATGGTCTGGTTTGACAGCCTGGTCGTCACCCTCACCACGGTCTACGACTTTTTTGCCAATAACCTGATCCCGAAGCTGACCGACCTGGGGACGCTGATTGGCGAGACGCTGGGCGGGATCATTTCAACGTTCATCGACTTGCTCACCGGGAAGATCAGCCTGCACGAGGCCATCACGAAGATCTGGGGCTTGCTCAGCGATAATCTCAACCCGATCCTGGAGCGCCTGGGCGAGATCTTCGAGACCGTCCTGCCGGGGCCGATCAAGGACTTCATCCGGGATGTCCTGTCCAAGCTCAAAGAGGGGTTCGGCGGCATCCGGGACGTGATCGACGGGATCATCACCAAGGTGCTCGAGTTCATCGCCGCGCTGATCGAGGCGGCGAAGAACATCCCCAATATCTTCAAGCCCGGCTCGCCCACCCCGTTCGAGCGGGGCTTGAGGGGCATCGGCGAAGCGGCCCGGGAGCTGGCCGATTTCCAGATGCGCGACCTGGCCAAGGAATTCGAGAAGCTGCAAGGCGGCAAGCTGACCCTGGAGGGCGCCCGGCAGGGGACAGCCGGCGGCGATGTGCCTCCAATCCAGATCAACGCCACCGTCCGGGACGGGATCGACATGCACAAGCTGGCCATGGTGGTGGCGGACGAGCTCCAGCGCAGGAGAGGCAGGTAACCGGTGGGACAGCAACTGACATTGAGCGGTGCAAGCATCACCACGATCAACTTCCAGGCGGGCGGGTACGTGCTCCTGGACGGCTTCCACCCGGACACGGCCAGGGAAGGGGACGCGGCGATCACCGACCGCTTCGACGCCTGGGCGCTCGTCCCCGGCGGGGGCACGCTGCACGACATGATCGAGCCAATCCACCGGGCGCTGGCCCACGCCGCGCTGCACAAGACGGATGCGGACGGGATCTATCTAAATTATGCGATCGTGGCCGGCGAGTCGACCTGGCGCACGCGGGTGACCGGCGGGGTGGTGCTGTACGACTCGCGCCTGGCCAACCGCTGGATCCGTGGGCGCATCAAGCTGGCGGTGGTCCTGACCCACGCGCCGTGGTGGGAGGGGGCCGAGGCGCAGATCCCGCTCACCAACGCCAACGGCACGAACAACACCAGCGGGCTGACGGTCTATAACCATTGGGATGGGGACGCCGGCCACGAGAATTACGTCTCCATCAACGCGGCCGACGTGGACGGCGACCTGCCGGGGGCGACCCGGCTGCAACTGCTCAACAACTACGCCACCAACCGGTTACATGACATCTGGATCGGGCAGAATTGGACGACCCCTTCCACGTTTGGCCCCACCCTGGAAGGCGAAAGTGCTACGGGGGGCAGCCTGGGGAACGATGCCTCCTGCTCGGGCGGCCAATACCGCTACCGGGATCTGCTCAGCGGGGCGGATTCGGCTCTATTCACCTGGACGCTCAGCACCAACTTTCTCAACGACTGCCGGGGGCGCGGGTTCAAAATTCTATGCCGCTTCTATGACGGGAATGTGCAATTCCTCAGCAACCTGCCCAACATCCGCTGGTGGCTCAAGCTGGTGTACACAGCCACCACCATCTGGGAGAGCGCCCAGGTCAGCGCGGACCCGGACCGCACGATCCTGATCCGGGACCTGTTCACGATGCGGCTGCCGCCCTGGCTGCCCGGGCAGACCGGCCTGAACGCCATCGACATGACCTTGATGGCCCGGCAGGATACCGGCCTCACCCTGAGCGCCGGGATCGATTTCCTGCATGCCATACCGGTGGAAGGCTGGCGCTACATCACCCATGCCGGCTACGGCACCCAGCAGAACCGGCGGGTGATGGACGATGGCATCGAGGGGGCACTGTACACCGATGATGGCTCGGGGACCGGCAAGCTGGGCATCCTGGTGGGCTACGGGCAGCCGATCATGGTCTATCCCAACAAATTGCAGCGATTGTATTTCCTGATGCACTCGCACCTGGCCAACACGGCCGAGATCGCCCGGACGGTGTCGGCGAAGCTCTATTACCGGCCCAGGAGGCGCAACCTGTGAACGTAATGTTCCAGAAGCGCAATTTCACGGCCCTGCCGGAGCTGATCCTGCAGTACACCGTTGAGCGCTACTCGTTCGACGCACTGCTGGGGCCGCTGGCGGCGGTCATCCCGGTGCATGGCGATGAGCTGGAGCTGTGGCAGCTCGTGGACCGGGTACGCTGCCCGGTCAAGATCTACAGCGATCTGGGCGACTGCACCTGGTGGGGCTTCGCGGCCGAGATCAAATTGAACCTGGGGGCCTGGGACGTGGGCGTGTCGATCGACAGCATGCACAACGCGGTGGCGGTGGCCTACCAGGACGAAAACAACGCCGGGCAGACTACCCGGACGGCCTTTGCCCTGGACGCCCAGTCCATCGGCGAGTACGGGAGAAGGGAGATCCTGCTCACCACCAACGGATCCAACCAGACGCACGCCGAGGCGGCCAGGGCCGCAGCCCTGGCGCGCATGCGCTACCCGACGCCGGTGATCACGCCGGCGGCCAGCATTGGCGAGGTGGGCGGGGTGATCTACTGCCGGGGCTGGGGCGATACCCTGGGCTGGACCTACTACGACAATAATTATGGCCGGGAGGAGTACGCGCCCTCGGGCTCTTCCGCAGCCCAGAACCTGGGCGACGTGGCAGCCAACACCCGGCTGGCGCAGAGCTTCCAGCTCGACAACCCCTGGACCGCCAAGAGCGTGTCGGTGCGGATCATGAAAATCGGGGCGCCGGCGGATAATTTCGTCGCTGCCCTCTACGCCGCAGACGGCGCGGGCGGCACGCCGGGGACGCTCTTAGGGTCCGGGACGCTGGCCGGGACGGCGGTGGGGACCAGCTCGGAGTGGACCGACATCACCCTCAGCGCCGGCGTGGCCCTATCGGCCAGCACGGTCTACTGGCTGGTGCTCTCCAGGAGCGGGGCGGTCGACCCGGCCAACTATTACGTGGCCGAGGTGAGCGAGGATCTGGGCTATGCCGATGGAGCGTTCTACCTGCACGACGGCGCGAACTACGACCCCAGGGTTCCCGACGCGGATCTCCTGTTTCGCGTGCTCTCGACGATGGATACCGCCATCCAGGCGGACGGGATCGGCCAGGCGGCCGAATTCATCAGCGGCGTCGACCGGGGCACGTTCACGAGCGGGATCCTGACCCAGCAGTACCGGGACGGCTACGCTACCGGCGCCTACGAGCTCAACGAGCTCCTGTGGATGGGCACTTCGAACTCCAGGCGGATGCTCGCCCCGATCAACGAGGCGCGCAGGATGCGCATCCAGGAAGAGCCGGCTTCGAACACGGCGCCCTACCTGTTGCAGCGGGACGGCTCGCTGCACGACGCCTCGGACTCGCCGGTGCGGAACGAGCTGTGCCCGGTGGGCATCTGGACCCGGCTGAAGGAGGTCATCCCGCCCTCGCTCTCGATCACGCGCCTGGCCGACCCGTCGAAGATGTTCATCGAGCAGTCGGAATACGAGGCGGCTTCGAAGCGCCTGATCCTGACCCCGCGCGGGGTGCAGGACATCTTCGAGTTCGGGGTGCAGGATGGATAATCTCACCAGCCTGGCCAGGCGGCTGGAGCCGTTGATCCAACGCCAGGTGCAACAAACGATCCTGTCGACGCCGGCGCCGCCGGCCAGCCCGACGCTGCACGCCTCGCTCCTGGGCCTGACCAACGACGATCACAGCCAGTATGTCCATACGGCCACGGCGCGCACGATTACGGCCGTGCATACGTTCAACCCGACTGTGGCGGGCGCGCCGTTCGTGCTGGGGGCGAACGGTCAAGGGCAGACCGTGGTGGGCCTGCGGGCCGACCAGCTCAATAAATCGGTCGTGGCCGGAAGCGGGTTGACCGGCGGGGGGCTGCTGACGGCGGATGCGACGCTCCATGTGGGAGCCGGGACTGGGATCGCGGTGGGCGTAGATAGCGTAAGCATCGACTATTCCGGCGACGATCCGATTTCGATTACGCCCGATACCAACCCCGGGAAAGGAACCAGCAATTATGCGGCGCGCAGCGACCACGTACATGGGATCACCTGCGCCGCGCCGGGGGCGAATTCGGTCAATCTGGGTGCGAGCGCCGAGGGCAGCGCCAGCAGTTTTGCCCGATCGGATCACAGCCATAACCTGGATTTGAATATCAGTCCGACTTGGGCCGGCAGTCATTCTTTCAACCAGACAATCATTCTCAGTCCTGTCTACCCGATTTATTTAACATCATTTGGGAACGGCACTTATAACAAAACGATCGTTTCCCACGATACCACAGCCGGCCTGTTTTTCGATGTGGCTCGGGCGACCGATGCCATCGGGGGCACTCCGCTAAAAATCCAGTTCGCCCATAGGGGCGGACCGACTGCATTTGTCATAGACGAATATGATGCACGAGTCGCCGGGGGGATCTACGTGGGAAGCCTGGCAGTGGATCCGCCCGCGGGCGAAATCGTTGCCACGGGCAAAGGAACTTTTAGCAAGGCGATGGTGGGAGCGGATCCGGTGCATGGGACATCCTACGCCAGCTTCTGGAATGCGGACCTGACCAGGGTGGCGGGCAACTATTGCATCCTGCATTCGTCATCTGGAGACACGTATATCAATGCGGCGTCCACGAGGGCGATTACCTTTCAGATCAACAACGGCACTGTGATCACCATAAACGGCGCCGGGAACCTGCTGGTAGGGACGGGCACGGATGGCATGACCGGGAGCGGCAGCCTGGCCGTCGCCCAGGACCTGGCCCACCGGGGGACGAAGGTTGGATTCTACAACATCACTCCGATTACCCGGCAGCAGCAGCTCCGCCCTACGCAAAACACATATCCCACCGCGGACGGCACCTATAATGGAGCGGAAGAGGGGCTGGCGATCAATAATCTGGCCTACGACATGGATAATGTGTGGTTGTGGCTGGAGCAGATTACGGATAAATTGCAGGCTCTGGGCTTATTTAGCTAAGGAGATAGTTTTTATGGCTTATACATTGAAGCTCAAATGGCGGCCGGGGCGAGAGTCGATCTCGATCCCGCTCCAGAATCTGCGCGAGATGCTGAAGAGCCAGCCGGAGCAGGTGCTCGAGGAGCTGGGGCGCCTGGCGGCGAATGACCAGGTGCACGATAAATTTTGGCTGGAGATGATCGTGAACTGGGCTCCGGAGGGCGGGATCCCGCTCACCGAGATGTCGAAGTGGCTGAAGCTGGCGCAGCGGGTGGGCAGCCTGGACGATTCCCGGGAGGGAGATTTCACGCTCAGCCAGTGGACGGTAGACCTGATCTGGGCGCGGCTGACCCACCCGAAATTCCTGATGGTGCGGATGAGTCCGGCGCTGGCAGGGTTCCTGGTGGAGTTCCAGGAGGCGACGGGGAAGCGGTTCCAGGATCAGGAGCCGGAGCCGGAAGAATAGACGGGGGAGTGTTCGCGTGCAAACAAAGACGCCGGCATCCCGCCGGCGTCTTTTGATTAGTCGGAGCGGACGAACAGCCAGGGGTAATCGTGGCCGTCTTTCAGCAGCCGGCGGAATTGGCCCCGGTCCAGGTGCTCGAACTCCCACCAGGTGGGCGGGCGGTAGCCGGTCTGGCGGGCGAAGGCCACGACCTGGTCATAGGACATCGGGCGATCCTGGATGAGCAAGAGCAGGAGGGCCAGGGCGATCAGGCAGGCGAGGAGAAGCAGGAGTTTGCGGGGGGTGGTCATGAGATTCCTTTTTGGGGGTTTTTGAGCAAAGGTATTGAGATGTTCACCAGGGCAATAAAGGCGCTCCTGGGCCTTCCTGGGGGCGTATGGGTCACCCTTTGCTTTTTTGCAGGTCGCCCTTCTACGTCGCCCTTATAGGGCTACCCTGAAGGGCGACCTGCATTATTTCGAAGGTCGCCCTTCGTTTTCTGGCTTTTCGGGTTTCCACCATCCCCCGGGGGCGGCCAGGTTGAAGTCGTGTTTGGGGGTGCGCGAGCTGGTCTTGTGTTCGGACAGGGGCAGGCCAGGGTACTCGCGCAGGGCATAGGCGATCAAGAAGGCGGCGAGCTGGCTGACGTTGATGGACTCTTCACTGGCAATCTCTTCGAGCCTGGCTTTCATGCCGGAGGGCAGGTCGAGTGTCACGCGGTTTTCGGCGCGCTGCTGCATCCGCCGGCGCTCCTTCGCCTGTTTCTGCTCTTTCTTGCGCAGCTTCTTGCGCTCTTCCGGAGAGAGCGACTTGCGCTGTTCCTGGCGTTCGAAGCCGCCCAGGACGGAGCTGATCGCCGGGTCTAAGCCACCCAGGTCAGTGAAATTGATTAAGCCATCCTTGTCATTATTCATATCAATCCCATACCGAGAGCCAGAATTCCGGCCTGTCTTGGACGCCAGCCCTGCAAGCCGCGCCGGCGTTAGATAGTTGATTGGGTTCGCAGATGATCACGACATGACGGCGGCTGCCATTTTCAATCTCTGCCGGGATGTTTCCTGTCACTGCGTAGTAAACATCTCCGGATAGACCTTCATAAATTTTGAGAACAGCAACCAAATCATTGTATTGCTCACGCAGCTTCCGCGCAGCGATTTGCATCGTCCCGAAACCGGAGCCTATTTTTTCGATCATAGATCGAGGTCCTTCACCAGGCGGGCGGCGACTTGCAAGTATCCGCCGACCTGGCGGCCGCCACCGTTTTTGTAGCCAAACAGGGAGCGGCAGCCAGGGGCATATTCGTTGAGCGTTTTCCCAAAACGGGGGGCCTCCTTAGCTTTCGCGTCCACCGGGATCGGCGGGTAGACTTTCTCGCCAAAGGCTTTGACCAGGTTGATGAGCTGGATTTTGCTCTCTTTCTCGGTGTTATCCAGGAAGGTGGGCAGGATGCCGGTTACCTGCACCGCGCTATGACGGCCGGCAGTAACGATGGATTGAAATGCTTCCCGAACGCCTTTGATGGCAAGCTGCTGTAGGTGGGCCGGGATGAGGATCCAGTGGCTGGCAATCAAGACCGCCAGGTGGATGGTCAGGTCGAGCGAGGGAGCGCAGTCGATCAGCACCACATCGTGTTTGCAGCTCGCCAGGGCTTCCGCCAGGACGAAGGCAGCCAGGCCATTGCCGGCCAGGGCAGATTTGAGCTGAGCGGTGGTTTTGTCCGAGCGGATGATCTGCAAGCGCTCCCGGCCGGTGTCGATGATGCATTGGTCCAGGGGCTGCTGCTGATCCGGGTGGAGCATACGAATCAGCTCATTCCCGGCCGGCAGGCCCAGGAGATCGGCGCAGTTGCCCTGGGTGTCGGTATCGATGATGAGCACGGTCAGGCCCATGCGGGCGAGGATATCACCCAGGTTGACGACGCTGGTAGTTTTACCCACGCCGCCCTTTTGATTGACCACGCTGATCACGGTGGTCATGGCTGCACCGCCTGATCGGCAACGCCGATCCAGAAATGATTGGGCCGGACGGATCGGTTAGCGCGGATCTCGATGCTGTCCGGCTTGCCATTGGGCGCGGGCGCCATGCTGGGATGAACGAAGCACAGGTTGGGGGCCTGGCCGTATTTCTTCGAGTAGTAGCTGGCGGCGCGCTCGATCTTTACTTTGAGATCGGCCTTGGGATCGTTATCGAACCAGAGCATGCCGATTTTCATAGACCTCCTAAGGGATATTTCAGGCTCATGGTCTTGCTCCTAAAGTGCTACTACTGCTACTACTACTTCGCCCCGGCTACCCCGGGGGCGCTACCCTGGCCATCCAGGGAAGTAGTAGTAGCACTCAAATACTCGATGGCCTTATCGATCTGGGCGGCAAACCAGCCGGCGTATTCCCGGCCGGCGGCCCGCGCCATGGCCCGCTTGCTGGCGCCCTTCTCCCACTCCGGGCGGATCTGCTCCGCCAGGCGCTGGACTCCCGATTCGGCCTGCGCTTCCAGGAGGATCGGATCGTCCGGCTCAGGCAGCTTGACCAGGAATACCGGCATGTCGTAGGCCGGCACCTGGCGAGAGGCCAGGTAATTGCCGATCTGCTCATCGGTGGGATCGAACCCGACCCCATGCCAGAGTCCGGTCCAGCGGGCCATGTACTGCGGCGGCACCAGTTTCTCCGCCCCATCGGATTCCAGGATGACCCGGCTGGCGGCCTGGTCGATGACCTTGAACGCCACGGGCAGCATGTTCCTCCTGATGCTAGGGCGGATATTGTCGGCGGTGGGGTTTTGGACTCCGCACACCAGGTGGATGCCGACCTTGCGCGCCAGGCGCGAGATATTGCTCACCAGCCGGATGAAATTGGCCTTGGTCGGCCCCTCTAAGGCATCGATGAGGGCGGCAAACTCGTCGAACACGATCGCCACGCGTGGATCCGGGTGGGAAAGGCGCGACCAGGTGGAAGCGCCCGCATCCCACAGCATGGCCTCCCGGCGCTTGATCTCGACCTGGATGGCTGCCAGGTAGCGCACGATCTCGGCCGGGTCGTCCTGGGTGAGGTCGTAGAAGTTCGGATGGCTGGTGAAGATCTTCAGATCGACCGGCCGGCGGTCGCCCAGGGCGACCACATTCCAGCCGCGCCCCAGAGCGCCGGCTGTATAGGGGCGAATGCCGTAGCGGGATTTCCCGCCACCCGTGGCGCCGGCGAGCAGGCGATGTGGATATTCTTCCGGGTCCGGAAGGTGGAGAGTCCCGTTGGGTCCCGTTCCAAGCGGAATGGCCAGGCCGGTCTCGCGCTCGAACTGGGACCAGCTCGCCGGGGGCAGGTGGGCGCCATTCCCATTCCCATTGCCGTTGGCAGCCGGCGATGCAGCCGGGGCGGATTTGAGCAGGCCCAGGGCCTGGGATGGAGTACCTTTCCCCTGGAGCTGCTTGAGCGCCTGTACTTTCTGGGCATTTTCGGTGATCTGCAGATGGGCTGCCAGGTTGGCCTGGACCGGCATCTTCGGATCCAGAACAGGCAGAATGGAGCGCTCTGGGTCGAGCACCCTATCGCCCACCCGAATACCCGGCAAGAGTCCGTTGGAATCGCGCGGCACCACCTGGTGGCGGCGCCAGTACCACAGGCCGGCCACGACTACGGACCCGATGAGCAACCCGATCAGGTACGGCGCCCAGGCGTCGAACGATTTGCGGATCACGAGCCGCTCGGTGTTCAGCCGTTCCTGTTCGGCTTTCTGGGCTGCCACCAGGGCCTGAGCGGCTTGGGCGGTGGAGAGCGCCTGCACGGCGGCCGCGTCAGCGGTCTCCTGCCTCCAGGCGGCGGCCTGGTCGCCGGTGGCCTTGGCGGCTGCGAGCACGCTATCAGCGGTAGCCGTCCAGCCCTGGGCGATCCAATCCCGCTCTGCAGCCGTCTCCTGGACCACGATGGTGGCTAGCTGGCGGGTGGCTTCGGCGGTCTCGAGGCGGGCCTGGGCGGCGCGGGTGGACTCTTCCCGGCGGGCGGCCGCGGCCTCTTCCAGGGCGCGTTTCTCGGAGTCAAGCTTGGCTTGCTTGGCGTCCAGGGTATCTTGGGCGGATTGCTCATGCTCAAGCTGCCCCGCTTCCAGGGTTGCCTGGCGGTTTCCTTCCTGGCGTACCTGCCGGGTACGGTCGGCGGACCAGACTGCCGCCTCGGACGGGTCAGCAGGCGGGATGCCAAATGGCGACCCGCCCGGCACGAGCGCGCTGCACCCACCCCAGACCAGGGCGCCCACGGTCAGGAGAAGAAGGATGCGCGCTACCATTCGATCTCACTTTCCCCCGGCTCTTCGGGAGGCTGCGACAGTTGGATTTGTTTCCCGCCGGCGACCTGCTGATAGATGATGGCATTGAGGATGTCCTGGGCGGTGGGGGCCGCCTGCGGCAGCCGGGGCTGGTTCACCCGGCGGAAATTGGCGTTCGGGCCAGGCGCCCACTGCGGTCTGGGGCGGTGGGTGATGACGTAGTAGCCCAGCAGCACCACCAGCGCCAGGCAGATGGCCAGCAGGACCAGGAGGATCAGGGAGTTGATCACGGACACGGCCGACAGGCCGCGAGCGGCGATCTGGGCGGCCTGGGCAGCGTCCTGGGCCGCACGTGCGGCCTGGATAGCGGCCTGGGCCTGGGCGATCTCGACGGCGTTGTTCGACAGCGAGGCGGACCAGGACAGCAAGCCCAGGGTGGCCAGGGCCAATATACCGATGAAAACAATGAGTTTGGTCATTTGCACTCTCCAATCTTTCAAATACAATTAACCTGCCGGGAGCACTCTCCCCGGCAGCCGGGCCGCCTTGAACGGCCCGGCTTTTAGTACAGGTGGAAGGCTTTGGCCAGCGCGACGAGGGCCAGCGCCGCCAGGATCACGATCAGAAAAGCTTGCTCGAACTGTCTTTGCTTCATGGCTGCACCTCCGGAGTGGGCCAGACGGCGCGCATGCAGCGCCACTGTTTATATTCGAATTTCTCCGGGACCATATCCGGAGGGTCATAGGGCCAGTAGGACAGGATGGTGACCCATTCGGCATCCGACGGGTAGACGCCTTTCCTGGCGATCATGAGCCGGGTCTGACCGTCGATGCCCACCATGATATCCACGCGCAGGCCGCGGAAGAGATTTTTCGATTGGACGGAGGCCGGGCGGGCGGCAGCCTGGCGCAGCATGCCGGCGAGAGTCAGGGCCAGCTTCGAAGGCCGGGCGGGTGGAACAGGGGGGGGTGAGGGCTTTGCCTCCTGTTCCACCGGTGGAAGGCCGGGCAGGGCAGGCTGGAGACGGGAAACATAGACGGTCGGCTCGGCGCCCGGCTCCCAGCCCCATTCGGCCCGCTCCTGGCGCAGACGATTGCGCTCCAGGAAGGCGGGCAGGCTGTCGATGGGGATGGCGGGGGTCATGGGCGCTCTTCGGGGTAGAACTCGTAGTGGCAGCGGGCGCACCAGATGCGGTCTTCGCGCAGGTCGTAGCGTTTGATGTGGCGGCCTAGCAGGATGCAAAGGATGAAGATGCGGATGGCGTTCATCGGCTGTGCTCCTGCCCGGCTGCGCCGGGGTCCATGGGGTATGCCAGGACCCCGGCGCAGCCGGGCA